CTACCTCTCCCGGAACGAATGTCGATACGAAGGAGTCGTTGCTCTCTAGGGGGTAATCAAATAATGCACCTAAATTATCAGCATTCATTATATTATACGGAGTTATATTAAACTTGTCGTATGACGAAATAGGCTGATATGCCGTAATCTTTAAAGACGCAGATACAATATTTGTCTTAGACGTAAGGTTGAGCGGGAATGTGGCCGTAACTCTGCTTGCGCTCAGAAGGGCATCTCTTCCGATAATAACCGAACTTCCAAGCAGGCCGTCCGATTCTAGGTCTGATTGCAATATTACTTCATGTAATCTAACTGCGAAATTTACACTTGCAGTAGGCGTGTCATAATTTGCAATCTCAAACTCTACCGTAGCGTCCCCAGTTCCGGGATGAAGGTCTGGATTCTCTCCAATCCTAACATATTGCCCGGTTGGATTTGCTAAGACATCGATTGAGCTATCATCAAAATAATATGCGGTTACTACTTCATTAATTCTACGAACCCGGAATAGCATATCTTCGCCGAGCTTTTCTGAGTAATCTACAAAGTAATCAAAATCATATATTAGGTGCCCTTCTGCGTTAAAAATTTCACCACTAAAAAATACTCCGAGGCCAGCTCCAGCTGCTTCTCTCCAGCCTACCTTTAACTCGGCGTATGTTCCATCGCCATTTACTATATTAACTGTAGAGAAAAAGGAGGCCTTTCCGGTAAAGAACAGGTCACTCTCCCATACGCTCCGGGCTGCTCGGAAGTCTAATATGAAGTCACCAGACATGTCCGGCTCGGAAGATGGGTATTCTATTCTTCCATACTTCTCTGGTGACAGTTCCACTGTTGTAATATCAAATTTTACTCCACGAGTTGATTTCGTTCCATCATCCTTATCTATAGCTAAGACAGACGAGGATGCATTCCCAGGGGCTTCGGCCCAGTCAGAGAAGTATATGTATGACAGCTCTGTCAGGTCTTCCCCTATAAGCTCCGTAGCTGTTGTGGCCTCGACCTCATCAGCATATCCGTCAACTGCGTACCCATCTACCAGCGCATCTACATGAAGGCTGGCGATAGCCTTTGAGAACTTAACTCGACCCTTTGCAATATCGGTATTTGTTGCAGAGTCCTCGCAGCCAACATATGTTCCATCCGAGAATTTCATGGCCGGATATCCAGATGCCGTAAAGCACTTCCCTCCGTCCGACTTTATAAAGTTAGTATATAAGTCGATACTACATCCCTCGATACTTCCAGGCGGGAGCGGGATCGTCACATTGGAATATTCAAAATCGCCATGATATGGAACTCCCGGCTCCGAGTAGATCTCTCCATTTGGAATAAATAAGTCATTTGCCAATACTTTCTGAGTCTTAAACTGCGGTGCGCACAGGGAGCCGTCAATACATTTTGGCTCTTGACAAATGCATGTCTCGATGTGCTCCTCTATGAATGTCGACTCAACGAATCTTCTTAGATCGCAGACATCGACAAATCTTTCCTCAAATGGGGCACCGATACTTGATATAGAGTAATTCTTCTTGGAAAACGGAACGCTCATTAGGTTTATATTATCGGCAAAAACATTTACCTCAGTTCCACTAATGATTGTAATATCAAACGATGATGAGCCAACAAACTCAACGTCGGCTCCGTCCATATCAGATACAGTGATTGTTACACCGACTCCGGACGTATCTACCGCCTTGGATATAATCAGAAACTCTCCGGCGTCATCTTGGTCCGATGGAATCTCAATCTTGTCCCCGATCCTTATCGCCAGGGCCTCTAAGTCGGAGGTTACAGAGAATGAAATAACATTATCACCCGATACAGTATCCCCGGATGACGTGGAGTCTGAAAATACCTCTGGATAGTCAGATGATTCAAAGATATTCTCCAAGCGCAGCCTTAATACCTTAAAGGTTTCAGCCGCAGAAAAGTTCACATACCCATCTATCGCATCTTCCATCAACTCAATATCGGTACCATCAACTGAACCGTCAGCATTTAGATCCGACTTGATGAAGTCTATGATGCTGAATTCTCCTCCGAGAATTCTCCTTTCCGTTGTTTCTGAATTTATCGTGTTTCCAACTACATTTAGAAGTTCTATTATATCATTTGATGTAATTTCATTGTCACCATCTAAATCACCAGTCAGCATCTCCTCGCAGGTTGCCTCAATTATTCTATAACGAGATGTGCACTCGCAGTCCGTGTCCGGAGTAATAACCTGTCCTACCAAATTGGCCGTCACCAGGCCGCTATCTGGATTTATTATGATTACCTCATCGGCCTCTATCATTCCGGGAAGATCAATCTCTCCAGAAAATATGTTTGCGTCTCGAATATTTTTATCTGAAATTTTTCCAAGAAATATACTTGGATTATTAATATCTATATTTTCTAAATCTTTTATTATGCTAAATGATGGATAATCTTCTATTTTAGAATAAACCAGATTACCAGTTCTCGGGTGAGTTTTCGGGTCTGAGAATTTGTCTTCCCGCGATATAGTCAGGTAGTTTATTCCGCCCTCAGATACATCACTTATAGATATGTTTCTCTCAAATTTTGATATCTGCGTTCCGCCAACATACTTATCGGTCTTCGGCAAGGTAATCGGGGTTCCATCATTTGCATACGCCGAGCCGCTCGTGACTTCTATTGAGTCGGAGTGAACAACGAACCACAAGGATGCAGTTACATCATCAATATAAACTCTATTTTTTGGGTCGTACTCGACATACCTTGTTTGCTGCCTGCCGAATCGCTCCGCTACAGACAGCTCTTGGCCATTATCTTCTTTTCTAGATACTGTGTCATAACCTTTTTCCAAAACAATAGCGCCAGTTCGGTTATCTCCTCTTCTGGAGACCAGAATCACATAATACTTATCGACCTCCATCGACGGACCCAGATTTGGATCGGCGATGAGCATGTCTGAGAAGCTAAAGCTAACTACTTGAGGGGTTCCGTCCAACTCGTAGCCGAGATCCTTCAGGTCCTCATGGCTATAAGCCTTCTCTGCGACCGGCTCAGGATCTGGATCGAAATCTATAAAATTGTCCGGAACATGGTCCGAGGAGCACTTCGTCTCCGTTGACAGCTTGTGAATAGATACAACTATATCTCCAGAGAACTCATATTCAAGGCCAGGATCCGCACTGGAGTCCTCCTCTACCGATATCAACAAGTCTACTCTCTGGAGATTATTCGTCTCAGAAAGAAACTTTTGACCGTACATTGGGCTCTGCGATGAGCCGGCGGCGAATGATACCTTGCTTCCAGATTCCAGCTCAAAGTAAAGATCAGATATTGAGTTCTCAGACCCCAATAAACCTATTATTTCATCTTTTATTGTAATTTCTGGGTCTGAAGTTATAAATCCAGAGAGTCCAGCGTTTGGAGATTCGGTCTGAAATGCAGACGCGGTTCTGGCAAAGACCTTTAGAGGACCGGCCTCGCGAAAGACGAATCCTCCATCTATGTCAGAAATTGTATTCAGGCTATCTACATATGACAGAGATTCCGTCCTTCCGGTACCTCCGGAAAAGTTATTAAAAATAACTCCAGAAATGCTGGTGTAGTAGTTTTCTGTTATTTGAACTTTATTATTTTTGAATTCTAAAATTTCAGATGTTAAAATTCCGGAGTCGTTAACGCCGTTGAATCTTTTTCCTAAAATTAATACTTTTGCGGCGTGTCTGCCGCCAAGCTCAAGGCCTATGGCCTCGATCTCTATCCTCTCGCCGTAGACAGAATCCGCGGGTTGTCGGTCCAAATACACAGCGGACCCGTCAAAGCCGCCGGACTCTACTTTGAATTTAGATGGGTTTGCGTCAGTAGAATTAGCTCCCGGGGCACGTGTGTCCAGAAGAATTCTCTCCCCGAAAGGGCGATCTAGTACCACGCCGCTGCCATGGAAGTCAATATTTAACTCAGATACCAGAGACCTATGATGGATCTGTTCTTCGTCTAAATCCCTCTCCGTAACCCGCTGCCCGTCAAAGAAGTTAATCCTCGGGACATTGGCTTTTTTCATATTTCCCATTCACTGCTCCTAACTAACACATTGTCGATATTAGCTTGATTATTAATAGAGCCATCAGCAATGATTTCTTGGAAACTTTACCAAGGCGTTTGAGTGAGCGGGCTTTAGCCTATTAACCAGTTCGACTATTAAATCTTCTGTTTTTTCATCAGTTATTCTACCTAGATCATCTAAGATTTCTATATCAAAGTTGTAAATGCCTCTTTCCGGATCAATTATTGACGCGAAATTATCATTATCAGTCATTACGGTTGTAAAGTTTATAATAGCAGTTGTCATATCATCCTCTATTACCGGGTATATAGACTCTTTGTTTTCTGAGTAATTTATATCTATATAATTACCATAAATATCTCTTGGAATGTGCCTTGCCACCCTGCTAAACCTGATATTGTCGATTCTGGAATAGGCGGTCCTGCCACCCAGAATATCTCCTCCGATCCCTATTGTCCTAAAGTCATCAGCAATTTTAATCTTATAACTATTTGATACAATGGTTCCCATATCGGACAACTGCTGTCCATACGTGATGCCATTATTATACGTTAAATTAGTTCCATAAGTTATCGTTCCGCCCTCTACTCCATCGACAAACATCGTCATACTGTCGCGGTCAGAGTTGGCCTTATACGTACAAATCACTCTGTGCCAAGTATTTTTTGTCCAATTTACACTTGTCTTCACTGTATTTTCTATTCCACTTGCAGTTATGGAGAATACAATCTGACCAAATTTGCTTTTATATATTGAAATCCTATCTCCAGAAAACTCCAGTGGGACGTATGAAACGATTACATCCACATCGCCACCGGGCAGAGCCTCCCTTAGGGCTATTTCTCTTCCGTTCGGAGATAAGACTGCACCTACGGAGAAGTCCTTGTCAGTTCCCGTGCCACCAGCCAGCCTTCCGGATACATGACTTCTGTGTATTTCATCGAAAAGTATAGCATCAGACTCCTCTTGGGTGTAGAATTCTGAAAATTCCTTCGTCCTGCTCATAAGCCTTATGCCTATAATCTTTGAAGCAGAAGATGGAAGGCTAATTGCCCCGGGCGAGGTGACAGATATTCTAACCATAGCTGATGACGCGATATCTACGTAATATCGGTCTTCGTCGTCGGACTGCGTATCCATCGCGGGGCTGACCCAAAATTCAATTGAGCCCTTATCTTTTCTAAAGTACGAATCTTTATTATTCAAGACCAACGGTGGTGAGTTTACAAACCTGGCGGACTCGCCAAAGGTCGAATTCACACTCGCCCCAGAGATGCCACTGCTCCCCACTCCTGGATAGTATGTGGCATCATTAAATATTGGTCCGCCTGCAGCCGCATGAGCCTCAATGTAAGTTGCCGCAGATATATGCTCTGAGAATCCCATTCTGACCATATTTTTGACGAACTCTCCTTCATTATTTATATGAACCAAGAGAGTCATGATTTGCTCTACATTTAATCTAAATTTAAAGTTTGTTTCTTGGTTTAAAAACTCTTTTGATCGTAGTTTTCTGCGCTGCATGTCAATTGGGTTTTCAAAATGAATAAGCGCCAATGTTTGGCGATCAGGACATGACCGGTTTGGGTCATTAAACTCTCCAGTAATGCTCCTAACTCCCGCGCCGCCGGTTTCAACCGGGCGAGTGTCTTCTGACATTTCAGAAATTATCTTAAATTCGTCGATCACTCCTCCGAACTGACCCTCCCTATTGATATCAGTCCCTATGAATGAATCACTTCCGACAGTTGGGATAAAAATACTAAGCTTAGTTGGGTAATCAAGCTCATACTTTCCAGGATGTAGCTCGAATGGTATGGATCCGCTTGTCCCGGCTATTGCTATGTTAAATAATCCATTTTTATAGGACTCAAACTCAGCAGCTTCCCCGCCGTTAACTGATTCGGTAACCAGATTCGTCTCGACAATCTCTATAACGCATGGCTCGTAATCAATATCCGCAACAGTTAGGGACCCGACAACCTTTGAAACATTTAAAAATATTTTTGATAACTCTATGCTTCCATTTTCCCTTAAAATAACCCTCTCAACTCCGGTTCCGTCTACTGTGTCTCCGAATATATCTATAAAGCTTTCGCTGAAGCCGGCCCCATAGCCATCGATATACCCATCTCGGTCTTCGCAGAAGATTACATTATCTGAATCAAATCTTAGAGTTAAATTTCGACCTAGATTTTGAGTTGATATTCTTCCAGACTCGGAAGTCAATAGATTATATCCAAACTTAGAATCCAATGAAATCTCAAATCCCACAAGTGAGGATAAAACTCCCACTTCATAGTCGCTGATCATAGGAATTACCCGATCCAAAACGACCCTCCTCATCGATACGTCTTTCAGATTTGTTGGAGTGGACGAGTGAGTCTTTAGAATACTCCTACCGCTATACTTTTCTGCTTCAAATCCAGAATCTGAGTAATAAGAGGATCCAGACAGCCAGACTCCCTCCTTTAACCTTCCGAGAGTTAGCCCATATGTTCTAATGTGAATATTTAGATCCGAATACTCGATTGTATCCATGCTTTCGCAATCTGAGTTTCTTCCAATAAATTCTATTACCCTGCTAGATACATTCGCTCGGAAGGATGGCTCAATTATTTCATCTCCAGAAATTATGTTTATAACTCCACCATCTATCGAGTAAAGCACGCCACCTAGCTCAATGATTTCTTCTTCACATGTTTTTCTATAGACTGAAAACTTCTCATTTTTAAGATCAGTACTGATCTTATTCTTGATTCCGGCGATTGGGGCAAAGCAAAAGGAAATATCTGATGCTGACGTATTAAATACCACAGGATTCAAGTTTGATCCAGATACTATTGTTACCCGACCGGCGTCAACCACGCTTCCTATGATTAGCTCATCCCCAACCATTGTCGGGGCCATGACGGAAGACTTTATAATGACGGACCTTCCAATCATCGACTGAGTGAACTCTGCGTCATTGGAATAAAAAGAATTAGACCCGGCAGATACGGTTCCGTCAGTGTATATATCTGAAAATATAACATTATCTACGGCGAACCCATGCAGAACCTCTTGCCCTATGTCTGAAAACTTATCATTTATCCTTATCTTCGCCGAGCCACCAAATCTATATAGGTTTGGAGCCTCCAGGCCATCCAGGAATAGGTGCATCTCATCCTGCTCATTTAGCGTATTTAGCTTCCAGCTTGCCGCAACATGATGCAGCTCTCCTGGCTTGAAGTTTTTAATATTTGTAGCTATATTAAAAACTTCCGACTCGGAAGACGACATGCTCTCCTTTATTCTGAAGTTCAAAAAGCCCTTGCCATCTTTGAATAAGGAGATTCTTCCATGACGCTCATCCTCTCCGGTATCGTATATGTATCTAAACTTATCTGAGTTCAGATAAATTTCATCCACATCGTAATCCGGTCCGCCGATGTATCCGTCTATATATCCGTCTATATATCCATCGGCATATCCATCGGCATATCCATCGATGTATCCATCTACATTACTATCTGGCTTTCCGGCGATGAACGAGAATAACACCTTTGAGTCAGTATTTATAAATATATCGTTACTCTCCAGGGTGCTTATCTTCTCTTCGTATATGCCTTCGAATGAGATTAGAGACAGATCCATAGAGTCAGAGTCGCTTCCAGTGGGGGATTCAGATAGCTGTAAATCAAGCCACCTAATTGCAATATATGGTTCCGACAATAAATCACAATCATCAAAGACAGCCTCTTCGAAGTCCGCGTCTGATAGTCTAGATAGAATTGTTCCATCCGAGCTTATTGTTATATTTTTATCCAGATCCTTATCTACCCTTAGCTCAATAAACTCATTCGACATCCAGTTCAAATATACTATATCCAGAATAGAGTCATCCGATGCATCCATAATCATCGCAAGTGGCGTTCCGGAATTCGCTACGGCGAGGGCTATCTTGATAGATATCGACCCATCATTAATTTCAACTGGAACTGCTCCCGTAAAGGCTCCGGAGATTGCGCCGTCAAATTCTGATCCGCCCCCGGGGCCAACATGTGTTACCCTGAAATATACGGAGGTAGAGTATTGCCCGCCTGAGCATGGGAGGGATGAGTAAATAAATTTGTTAGCGTTAGACTTTGGCCCGGAGCTCATTCTATATATTCCACCAGATTCGCTCGTGGAAAACTCGCCCACCTTCGCCCATGGGACTGATTCCAGTGATGACCCGCCAGTTATGACGTTTATTAGCTCAGATTGGGTCTCCTTGATGTTTCTCCATCCGGACTCCTCTATCAGGCCGTCTCCGCAGTACCTCAGCTCTGAGGAGCATACTGTGCCGATTCGGCATCCATTTTCATCCTCGCTCCTTCTGGATCTCAGCACTGATGAGAATTCACCATTTGTCGTAACCTTTCCGGATATTCCATAATTTGAATAAACTTCTTCAAATATATTTTGAAACGAATGAACGGCCCTATCCACCTTATAGTTTCCATCTGGGATGATTGATGGAAGCCCGAAGCTCGAGTCAGTAGTCAGAGAATACAGGACCGGATCGACAGTCATGAGTTGGTTCTTGCTTTCGATCTCCCACTCCGCCGCGATCAGCTCCCCTCTCGAACTATACTCGCCCAGAATAGATGATATTCCCCAATATAAATATTTAGAAATTTGGCACTCAAAGTCGCAACCAGCATCCTCATTATGATACCACGATGATATCGGATATACAGCAGGGATTACCGGGTAGTATCCTCCGCGTGCAGTGTTCATGGCAGTTGCAAGTTCCGAGCCCACAGAAAGGCCGAACTTGTCCGGATACGCATTTGAGTATCCGGCATCACCAATCAAGCTCCATACGAGTTTTATCGTTTGGTCGATTCCACCTTCCAAAACGTTGCTTGAGTATATGACGGTTCCGGTCTTAAACTCCTTATCTTCCCATATCCTTGACTCCAGTGAGTCGAAATCATCTTTATCTTCTGATATTATTATATATGAATTTCTCTCCGTCAGGCTCTGCAGGACGAGCTCATTATCGGGCAAACCGTCCTCATCATTATCCAAAAACTGAGCCAAAATATTTGCTACATATAATACTTTCTCATTTGGAGCGGAGCTTGTAGCAAAAACATGGACTCCAAAGACATCTATGTACTTGGTCAAACCGGCTGCAAAGAATGAAGATAGTTCGGCGGGGGGCACGGCGAAGCCAAGAGAGAAATCATCATATACTGGGGTGGCTCCAATTGGCACTAATACGTTTTTATCTATTCGACTTCTAATAACCCACTGACCAATGTCGTCTGCCATCGGGGACTTGCAAGTCTCATCAAAGCCGATGAACACTCCTTCGTCAATATCCGCATTATGGGGAAGCCCAGAGGATACGAGCGGGAAGTCGTCTTTATTTATAGAAAATGGCATACGGGCGGGGTTTCTTGCAGTCTTCCCGATATATACATCTTCCAAGCTGAGCCTATTCTCTATGGAGTAATTATATTTAGCTATATTAAGCGTAGTCTGACACTTGCTGTCGGGAGCCGATATGGATATGCCATATCCAAACGATGATGCGTCATGTGACATTAGATCAGAGTAAAGAACCCTAACTCTCTTGCTCGAGTTAAGGTGCGTCTTTAGTGATATCGAAACAACATTATCCGATGGGCTATGGTCCACTCTCATCCGGACATGACCGGAGCTCCAGTCTATAAGATAATCCATATCCTCGAAATTAAAAATCTCCTTAGACGAGATGCTGCTGCCAACTGGTATGGACACGGACTGTGCCAATACTCTTAGCTGTCCAACTGGCAAGTAGCTATTTAGTGCATCTGATCCTGCGGCACTCAAGTGCTGCATATTACCGGGGATTCTTTCGACTATAAATCCTCCAACTTTCGTTGGAATCCCGCTACTTATCGTCCTGCCTGCAAGATCCAAAAATGCATATACTTCATATATTCCACCATTTGAATCTGCAATTCGAAATACCGACGGTTGGTCGTCAATAAGAAAGTGTTGATTCAGAAAATATGAAAAATCAACTTCATAGTCCAACTCGATTCTTATAACTTGTGTATCTTTGTTTCTAAAATCTAAAAGATTATCAATAACATTAAGAACAGAGCATACACATCCTCTAACTGGATATGGACCCTCGTACGGTGGGTACTCTACTGCGTCTATGTGGTCAGCATTTGTCTCAAATATTAAAATACTTCCGTCAGAATTTCTGACCGGCTTGGCATTAAACATGATCTGTAAAGATTTATTGTTATCAGAAACAGAAACTGCAGCCATACAATTAGCACCAGAATCAGACATATGATCAGATATCGATACAGAATGCCCGGTGGGGTCTGGTAGGGAAAAGGTGTCAACCATAACGCTCGCATCAAGCCTTAGATTGCCAAAGTGAGCGAGTGCCGTTGGGGTCTTTTTCAGCCCGAACTCTCCAATTAAAATTTTCTCGGCCATCGCCGCATCATATATCATCTTGTAGTTTGATATAGAAACACCATCTCCGGAGTAGTCCGTAATTCCAACGGCGTTGGATATCTCAAATAACTCAAACTTATTTTCAAGACTGAACGGGTTCGTGGTCGTATTGTAATAAAATCGATCCTCTCCGATACCGTCCAAGTCGATTGTCAATGTCGCATCATTATTTATCCCGGCCCATTCTGGGCGAATCCACGCGGATAAGGTACCCTCCTCTAAGGATATGTTTGAGTCAGATGGAATCTTGACCATATTATCGTCATTTATCATCAGGCCGGACCCGAATCGGCCTTCGGAGAAGTCTAATACTCCGCCATACTCAACTGCACCTGGGGATAAATAGTCTCGGCCAAGAATCCAGTTCCCAAAATGAGACTCTGTAATCTCCGGGTCGATTAGCGTGAATGACTCTATTAGTGACTTAAATGCCGGCACCGTCGGGCCGGAGGTAAATGCCTCCAGGGTTCCCAGCAAGGCGCTCCTATATAGCTCGCGGTCTGTCGATAGAGAAAACTCCTTAAAGAATGGTATATCAGTTAGGTTTCCAAAATTCTTTCTCAAAGCGTCTCTTAGCGCTCCGTACCTATATGATACATAATAGTCCTGGCCCTCTACTATTGCATTGGATATGGACCAATCAATCTGATTATCTCCATACTCGTATGATATATAAATATCATCGGCAACGTACGAGTAGTCTAAAAATATTTTACCATACCTATAGTCTACCATAAGGCCCGTTCCAGGCTCCGGAATATAGTCATTAATATAAGATATATCCACCATATCTCCGTTTGCCACGGCGGCATCAGATGGGATTAATATCTCTACTCTGTCATCGTATATATCTACAGTAGCCTTTACGATAATCTTGGCTCCAGCGCCCATTGCTGGGTGAGGTGCCTCTACATTGTTCACAGCCGGTGAGGAGACGTCCAGGGTCGACGTAAGGTCGTCAAAGCTAATTATCTCGAACCTATCTCCATTGGAGTCCAGAAGGAAATCCTCAAGGCTATCTATTGATGAATTTATTCCACCGCTCCTAATCCCAACCGTTGCCATTCCATCGAATGAATTAGAAAAGACAACCTCGATGTCATCTATTTTAGTTACATTCAGCTTCTCGTCGAACAGTTCGCCCCCGGTCTTCGATAGAATTACAGATAAGAGGCTCCCTATATTTGAATCTTTTATAGTTATGCTGTAAATGCCGTCTTTCTCTATCAAGTAACGACTATCATATTTCTTCAAATCAATCACATTCGCATTAGTCTTCATATGCGAGGCGTTATAAATATTTCCGCCGCCACTCGCAATGGGAGAGGTTAAGACCTGTACGACCATGGCCTCCTCTCTCACATCCTTAAACTTGCTATCTAATCTGAAACCTGCAACTGATGGTATGGAGTAAATTCCATTTATCTGATTTATATCGGACATTAGGGCGACCGTATAGTCGCTAAGAACGGTTGCAGTCGGAACCTGCGTGCCGTAGGAGTCAAAGGTGTCGCCACTATCGGGAGACTCGAATGATGGCTCCAGATCTAACAAGGATATCTTGCCGGCCTCTACGGAAAAGTCGTCATAGACCAAGGATGCATTTTTAACAGAATCAGATGCCCTGTTTTTCTTTGCAATCTGGTCTGAACTTAATATATTTGAATTTTTAGTTATAATCTTTGAGCAACTATACTTGGCTGTTCCAAGTTCCAATAGTGACTGGCCACTGCTGACTCCAAGGTAGATAACTCCGTGAGCGTAATCAACAACGTGATCGCCGACGCGAGTTATTCTGGATAGATTTTCAAAAAACTTGTCGCCTCGTTCGGACAAAACTGACGATACAAACCCCAGCCTTGATGCCTTACTGATATCGTAACTCGATGGAAGCGGATGGAAGAACTTTTCTTCTAAAAATATATCATCTGCCGAAAAGAATAATGATGAATTAAAGAACACACCCATGGAGTCCAGCTCTTTATTTAAAACACCTATATTCTCGAGAGCTATTGATATAACCTTCGGTCCAATAATGACATCAGAGCCAACCATTGGGGACGATATAGAGTTTAATATTCCAACGGAGCCTATCAGACCTTCGGAGTCTGGCTGTCCAAAAAATTGAATCTGTATATCATCTGAATCCGACTCTCCTCTTATAAAGTACTCTTTTGAGTTCTGATCTATTAGTTCTGATGGGATGCCTGGCGTTATCTTTATATTGCTATTTGAATCCCCAGATGTAACTACAGCCTTGAAGGCAGGAGAGACGAATTCTTCGAACGTCTCTACTTTTTCGGCATCAATCTTTAGAAATTCTGCCATTTCTGATACTTTAGAGTCGAACCTTGGTGGAGCTCTGCCCGTAAAGTGGATTTCCGTATCAGTATTATATAGCTTCTTGTATATCTCTCCGGTGGTCTGATTCACAATTCTGAATACATTAGTTATTGGCTGATGCTTTGTCTCTATAGAAAATGAAGATGTGAAATTATTTTCTGCGTGCTCCGCCGTGACCTCCTCGTGGCATGGAGCTAGATAGTCACTTCCCTCTGCGAGGACCGCCCCATAGGAGAATTCTATCGTTACTTCTTGGCCGCCGAGATTCCTAATCTTGCTCGCTACAACATCCCCACCATCTACATAATAATCTAAGTTATTTTCAAATACATCTCTATAGTGGTACTCTGCGGCGATGCTACTGGACCCGGTTCCGGACAGGCCGTCGCCGACAACAATTACCTCTCCGGTTTCATAATTTATTGAATACTCGCCCTCTAACATCGGGAGTCTTGACGTATTAAACTTCAGCTCCTTCAAGAATGCATCTGGCGTCCCAAGGGCGCCGGAAGAGTAAGAAAAAGTAACTCCACCTAATTCGGCCGCTTCATTGTTAGATAGGACAACCGGAGCATTAGACAGGAAGAGCCTAGAAATGTTAGTAGGGATTGACTCTTTTCTTATGTGCTTGACATTAAATACACTTACCGAATCTTCTGAAACCTCTATTCCAAAATCATTAAATGCATAAGAGATTACAAGCTTATCTCCAGGTACCGGCTTATCTATATTCCCAAACTCAGATATTAAAATCTGATTTGATTCTAGCTCCCGATAAGATAAAGAATGCTGCTTGTCATATTTATTATTTAATACTGAATACTTATATCTTTCAATGTTATATTCTGTTCCTATTTCATTATTACAATCATAAATATCGTCCTCTTTGATCAGCCTTAGAGATAGGAGTTTAATAACATTCTTATTTGTCAAGCTAATAAGGTATCCGTCAAATTCTCCATCGGTGGTTCCGCCGCTGATATCGGCACTTACTATGATTCTTCTCAGTGATATCGGAACGTCGCCGGGCATCCTCTTCTCTCTGGCCTCTCCGAGCGTCGAAAGCTCAACGGATCCAAACTTCAGAGGGAAGCCCTGAGGAGTTAAGGACACTCTATCCACATTATAGGCCCCCTCGTTTCCAAGCCTATCGGTGGCGCCAGGACCCCTGGTTCTCAACTCATTAGTCACGGTTTCTGATATATAATTATCACTCAGAACCTCTCCAATGTGCCTTTGGGCTCGATATATTTCATCGGCCTGAGAGCTTACTATGTCCTTTATCAGCGTGTCTTCGATGCTATATAAGTGTGGGACCTCTTCAAATATACGGTCGCGGACCGGGTTGTGCGAGCTTGTCCCTATGAAGAATACCTCTCTTGAGTTATCATCGTTTATCAAAGAGGCACCACGCTCAGAAGAGAATGGCGAATCCCCGGTATCAAGCATCTTTAGAAGATAGAAGTTCCCAGAAACCTGTGGTCTTGTTTTTATCTCTACGGCCTTGTCCTTTACTGATACACTAAGGATTTCAAGATCGTCTATACTTCCACCCAAAGATGTTATAGTAAAATTACTAGCTGAAATTTTGTCAGATACATTGTCAGTAAACGCGATCTTCAATCCAGTGCTGGACGTAACCGTGAAATGAGTTGGTCTTAATAGCATTTTAGCTTATCCTAAATTCTTCTCGTAAAACTGCCTCAAAAAGTACCGATCCGGGAGATATGTACTGATTATCTAAGGCCTTAATAAATGACTTCCTACCTCCGAGTCCTGACTCATTAAACATAGATATATCTACCGAGTCAACCCCCTTTACAGCGGCAGCTGATGATATTAGATCACTATAATCAATCACAGAGCCGAGCCGAGAGGAGCTTAATATATTTGTTATATTATTTGCAACATCCTCAATTATGGAATTTACATTAAGTATATAGTTTTCATTGATCATTATTGTTCCAGACACATCCACAGAGAGCTCTTCTGCTGATTTCACTAATACGTCTGCCGTTATCGGCCTAACACTTTCGACCGCACTAGTCGTAGACGATATTACGTCATTAACATTATAAGATATAGTTATTCTCTCTCCCTCTTTTGGGGCAACAAACGAATAGTCTACATAATATATGTCATTACTTTCAGGCTGGCTCATTGGATATATCGAGACCGACCCGGATAGCAAGCCAGTAGAGGCTCTGAATCCGGATGATACCGACACTCTGCTTATCCGTCCAAACCTTTTATTAGTAATCGCGGCGCCGGATCCGGAAAAATATAACTCTTCGGTGTCTTGATTGTTGTAAATAAGAACACTGACCCGGACCACGTCCCCTGATGAGGCTACGATTAGGGAGTTGTTTGGAGTCGAGGGGAGGATGACGGCATATACCTCCATGGATGATACAGGGGCCGAGCTTCCGGGGCTATATTTTGCGCTCTGTAGCTTCGACCCGGCGATGTCATACTCTGATTTAAATATCATATCGGAAGATAAGAGTTGTGCTGAATCAACCCTGGCAACGCCGACGCCCTCTGGGATTGACCCTCCGAATAGACTTTCTAGTTCTGACCTTAAAGACATGTCGAGTCCGTCCATTGACAGCCCTGCGGTTAGATTCAGATCCAACCTGGTTAACGTAGTGCCTGCGATTTTAATCTTTCCCGGAGAGCCAGCGGCGGCCATTATAACAGAAAGCTGTGCCGGGCCGAACCTGGAAATATCGCCGGAGGTTGGTTTAAAGAATATTGGCTGTATGCCTTGATTGTTTTCTTCTATTGCGGCAGAAAATAGAGAATTTGAAGCATCAGAGCCTATAACCGGCAGTGACCCCAAAGATGCCGCCTCAATAATATTTTGGATTTCTGCAACATACTTTACAAATATCTCCAAATTTAGCTGCTCCGATTCATCGACCAGGGTCAGCACGCCCGCCTCGGATAGTATATCTTCAGATGGGAGAGTTACTGTATTTGAGCTAAATGCACCATTCCCCCCCTCTATGTCGAATAGCTCAATCTTATTAAAAGACACCGTAACTGCATCACCGGCTACAACTGGAGAGTCTGATGGCAGATATACAATATTAGATGCAAATCCGCCGTCTGAGGCTCTCGTGTTATACACCTCCATTCCGGTTGATGTAACCACTGACTCGATATTTTTTACATCCGAGTATCCACCGCCTAGGTCCATTCCGACGGAGCCCATAACTCCATCTCTTGAGACCTCGCCAACGGTGGCGGTGGCTGATGTTAGCGAGTGAACAGAGACAATTCTGCTTATTGGGTATTCAGTACTAACTATATACTCAATACCATCTTCTGTCTTTTCTATTGTCGAAGCCTCATCGTGCATTCCATTGCTTAATGACCAATCTATAACATCAGCCTTCGAACTATCGAACAGAATGCGATTATTATCAGTATGATCATAATCAATATATTTATCAAATGATTTTCGCCATGTATATGCAGACTCTAAGATATCCGATGTGCCAGGAAGGCTTCTTCCCTCTATTTTTACCAGTCCAGTATCCGTGGGGCCTGAGCTTAAATCATCGATGCCACGCTTTAGAATGTAGGTCTCACCGGTAGTCTTATTTTTTATCGACGAAACTGCTGTAACCGGAAAGTGGTTTAATTGAACGAAATCTCTACCGGCAATGGATACGGATGAGTTTTCTCCTGTTATCCTAATGTCCTGATAGATGTTGCTCATACTGGACATGTCAGTGTACCGTAATGCGTCTGCGCTATTTATATTCGGCTTTGATACTATCTCTCCCAAGACCTCCTTTTCTCCGGAGATAAAATGAATTGAATCGAATCCAAATGGGCTACCTCCAGTTTCCGGATTAACATCCTTTACTAACCTGTAATTTCCGGAGGCAATCCCCTCTTCATCGATAGATTCTTCTGCAAATACGCCAGATTGGCTACCGACAACTGATGTCATCGAGTCAACCGGCTGAAGCGGCAGGCTGCCACTTTTAAAGGCCAAAACTCTGCGCTCTGACGATGTACGAGTCGGGTCCTGACCTGCTTGACCCAAGATTACATCATTTCTCTCATCACTAGCTCCGCCGGTGCCGGATAAATCCGTGTAGATAAAAGACTCTGATGCCTCTGCGAGCACCTTCCCAAGGATGTATATGTCGACCTTTCCTCCGGTTCCAGAAGATAGAATTCTATTCTCTCCGCCGTCCAGCTCAATTGTCTCCGTTCCATCTCTCAGCATAAGTGTGCTCCCGGGCTCGACCACTATTGCGTCCAAAACTCCAGAAGTGCTAAATGCCGCGCTCCTATAGCCAGATGAGGTTCCAGTATTTGAGCCTCCAAATATAGATAAGATTCTTGCGCGGAAAGATGAGTCAACCTCTACGTTGGACCCGCCGAATAATGCCGTTAGATTTACTACATTTACATTAGACCCCAGACTTACACCGGACCCAAGGCCTGATTCTATAACCTGAAGGGACGCGACGTTTCCGGCAGTGCCCGGCCGAGTCGCCTGGACCGGAACTTCGATCGCGTACTTACTGTTTATTCCGGCTATATTTAATGACTTTCTAAGCCTATTTGCTGTAGCTGCAAACCTTCCCTTCTCAAAGGGTGTCATTGCGTAATTTCCGATCACAGAGAATGAAACACCATTTCTGGCCCGAACTAGCGTTCCAGATGGTATCAAGATATCTGTGGAAATTGAATTTGTAGCAAAAATAACAACCCCGGATGCCAGTGCTCCAGTCGTTCTTGTTATTCCAAAGTTCGATGCAAGCATATCTAAATCTGCGCCGGAAGTTGATGCCAAAGACTGCTTTTCAGATATGGCCGCCAATGTCCGGTACAGGCGGTCTATCTGGTCGGCCTGGATGTCTACAAATAAATCTCTAGACACGGTGCCTGGTTTGGTATCAAGATTTGGCTGAACCAATCTTAATCTTTCTAGCATTGTTGCTACTACTTCACTGAATGTTCTGAATGATGCCATTTTTAATTCCTATGTTAACCTTACAGTTATAAACTCGCCAACCTCGGTTAGCTCTCTAGTAATAACCGAAATAGATATATTATATAATCTTGGGTCATCAAAATCTCTATCTACACTTACATTTTTAATTTCAACTATTACTTCACCTGGAGATAAAAATTGCCGCCGCTCTTGCTCTCTTTGCATCGCAATTAGAGATTTAATAGCTGATTTTGCTGATGCCACTATCTCCATAGACATTAGGTTTTCGTCAGTATAGTGCCCCACCCGAAGAGCTCCTATTATGCTGCCATAATTCCTATGATATTTTATACTGCCCTTTTGGGTCAGCAATATCTTTATAAGATCCTGTTTTAACTTAGAGTTTTCCGAGACGGTATCTACTCCGCCTCCGGGCACAAGTCTTAAATCTCCGTTTTGTATTTTAAGATCAAATGACATTTATATCCCCATTAAATTAAACAGTTAAACTTCGATATTTAAGTAAAAAATAATAGAAAGCCGCTACCGCTATAGCCGGACTGGACCACTATGCTTAGAAGCCCAAGGGGTCGGCCAAGTCCGGCACAGCCTCGATGGCAGCCGCGACGGCCTGTGTGCCTAACTTCTCCTTGAATATCTTATAGACTCCATTTACAAGAAATGTAACTTCATTTGCAGACTCAACTATCGTCCTCCGACCACCCTCAGTGGGGAGTCTTGTGTCAAAAAAATCAAATGCTCCAGATGGAAACTCCCTCTTCATATTTTCATACTGCGAATCATTTAGAAGCCCAAGCAACGCGCCTCCAGGCATTGAAAATAGCGCGATAGAAAAGGCCATAAGATCTAAAATACCGACGCCCTTCCTCGTTCCGAGGACTAACATTATATCTTCCATCGCCTGTTCCGCAACTCTTCTCTGTGCAGCCTCACGCCTCTCCGCAGATGCGGTCAGCTTGCTCCTTATGGCATCCTGATTGGCTCCGACTATCTTCATTACATTCCCCATAAAGTGAGCGCTTCCAATATCAGAGCTTCTCTGTGTGTTTGCCTGCAGCTCTATTGCCAATGGGGAGGAATCTATTCCAAATAGCGTCATCGCCGACTCTTCGAACAGTAACGCAACTCGCAGCCGAGCCTGCTCATCGGACTCCGCGGGCTGGGCTTCCGAGCTGGTATTCGGAGGAGCGACCCGACCAGCAGCTGTCGGCTCGAAAGGTGGCGATCTCTTAAGATCATCATTTTTTTTCTTTACCCATTGGACCATTCCAATCACCGCCTGCCACATTCTTGATATAACCATACCCTCGATGATCCCCATGCTATCGATAGTTTTATCTATAGTCATTTCGATTCCAGAGCTAATCTCATCAGAAAGCGGGTCTCTTGATCCTGCAAACGCCAGCGTTCCAGAGACCGTATCCATTCTCAACCTTATAACCGCCTCAAGAAGAGTTGACTTCATGGTTGCTCCATTTATAGTCCTCTGGCTCCTGGGGAGGAATGGCTCGGCAACAATTTTTGATGGTTCATTTATGCAGGTACCTATGTCTCCATCTTGAAATGGAGGGAACAGCAAATCGACATGCTTGTAAAAGTTCACATCCTCATGAAGCCAATCTATAGTCTCCTTCTTCTCTGCATATCCGCTAAGTTTTAAAAATATTCTGTTTAGCCTTTTAGTGCTTATTTCTCCGAGGCCTTCGATCTCGTTTGCCAATATCACAAATACATCAGCTTTATCATCCAGCTTACTGTCCGCTGAGAGAAGGATTGCGACTCCACTCGCAGCCTCCGTCTGAGTCTGAATTCCTGTACCAGCCACCCCCGGGGTCCCGCTGGTTGCGGTGGTGATTAGCGAAACAATTTCCTCCATTTGTCCTTTTTGATCGGCGCTTATCGGCGGACTTTCCTCCATCGGATCGGATGTGCTGCTTACGTAGTCAAACAACGCAGCGTTACTAACCCGATTTCCTTCTGCCTCCTGACGCTTGTTGAGAGAGCCCCAGAGCCCACTCCTTATAGCAGCTCTTCCGACGAATTCGTCGAAGTTCGTGTTCTCAAGCGATATACTTCCGTCACTACTAATATCATACAAACAGGCCTGGCAGTCGCTTATATCATTTGAACTTGGCATTCCGAGCATCCTCATGAAAGCGTTTTCATAAGATTCCATTGCAGCGGTTGAATTTGGGATTGCCTCATTAACTACGGTGTTTTCACCATACTTTTCTATTGATTTTAGAATTTCTATCGGCATCCATGACGATCTCATACCCCGCAGAAGTCCGGGTAAGTCTTTTGCGTCAGATAGTATTTTTTCGATTGCCTGCAAGAGCGGCGCACCGCTGGTTCCGGCGGTTAAAGCGGAATATGCGCCACCAGATATCCCATCCGATGAGTCAACAAATCGATCCATAAGGTTACGCGCCTCGGAAAGATTGGCAATCAGTATTTGGCTAGCGATACGCTCCTGCTCTTCTATATACTCCTCTAAGGAACTTTCACCACTCATATTTTCCTCTTAGTTCTCAAGTTTTGTTCCGAAGCCCTGAGGAGATGCCTTTGCACTCTCAGCACTTGCGTCTCTTGCATCATTTTCAAAATTAA